CAGGGGACGTAAAGTTCACCACAGTCGGTGCTAGCAGTGGTGATACCTACACCGTAATTCTGTATATGCGTAAGAAGTTTGGCTAATAACCTTGCGTAGTTATTACAAAAAGAAAGCTGATAGCTGCCCTTCGTTTAAGAAAGGTGGGTCAACGGCTGCTTGGACACGCAAAGAAGGCAAGAGCGAGTCTGGTGGGCTTAATCAAAAAGGCGTGGATAGCTACAGAAGGGCAAACCCCGGAAGTAAGTTAAAAACCGCTGTAACGACAAAGCCCAGCAAACTGAAGAAAGGCTCTAAAGCGGCTAAACGTCGTAAGTCGTTCTGTGCTCGTATGCAAGGTATGAAGAAACGTAACACTAGCTCTAAGACGGCTAATGATCCGAACAGCCGCATAAATAAGAGCTTACGTAAGTGGAATTGTTAAGTGGCGTATTTACAAAGCAATATCCCGTACTTCAAGTGCTGGGTACGAAAAGAATACACTCATAACCATGAGAAGTTTCATGGCGAGTTTATTCACGCTATGGCAATTGCTGTC